CGCCTTCGCCTCGGTGACGCCGAGTTGGTCGGCGAGCAGTTTCCAGGCGGGAATGTTCGCCTGGATGAGCTGATTCATGTCCTGGGAGTTCAGTTTGATGCTGCCGTGCATCTGGCCCAGGGCGAGTGTCACCCGGTCGAGCGTGTCAGCGTTGCCGCCGGCGGCAGCGACGGCGTTGCCCATCGCGGTCAGGTCGGGGATGACGTCTTTCGCCGCGAAGCCGACGGCGATCAGTCGCTGCGCGTAGCGATTCACCTGCTCGAAATCGAACGGGGTTGCTTTCGCGAAGCTCTGCAACTGGCCGATAAAGGCATTCGCCTGACTCGAACTGCCGAGGAGATTGGTGAACGCCACGCGCGACTGCTCAAGCGCGCTATTGAAACTGACGATCTGGTCGACCGCCGCACCAATGCCCCGGATGATTTGCGAGCCGACAACCGCGCCGATGGCCGCCTGAAGTCCGGTTGCAAGGGAGGAGATTTTGGCGTCCAGACTGGTCAGCCTATTTTCCGCCTGCGAGGTGTCTACGTTCACGCGGGCCCGTGCCGTCATCTGATTGATCCGCGTCAACTGGGTCGTGATCTGCCCCAGCTGCTGGTTGACGGTGGTCGTGTTCGCGGCCAGGTTGATGCGCGCACTCTGCTGCCCGAGCAGCGCCACCTCCTGCCGGACGGCACGCAGCGTCGCCAGGATCTGATCGGCGCCGGTCGCCTGGAGTTGTACCCGGACAAGGGAATCAGGCACGCATCACTCCTCGGCGTTCTTGGCCGCAAACTTGGCCTGCACTTGCGCGTCGGCCTGCGCGGCGAATCGAGCTTCGCGCTCTTCGTCCGTTTCGGGTTCGGCCAGGGATTCCCGCAGCTGTGCGCGCATCGCTTTGAGCCCGATGCCGAAGATGCGTGCCGGGTCGGAGGCGGGCAGGCCCATCGAGGCGTCCTGCGAGCAGAACGTCTCGTACCAGTCGCAGTGTCGTTTGAAGGTTATGGGGTCGGCTTCGACGAGGTCGCGGATTTCCCAGACGGTTTTGTGGAGGGCGGCGGCGAGGCCATAGAGAGCATAGGTTTGAGGATAAAAGGGTCTGGTTCAGCGGCTTTCTCTGCCGCCTCATCACGATAATCGCCCGTGATCTTCACCACGAACTCGCGTGCGGGCTGGTAGAACCACGCCCCAATCGCCAACGCTTCGTCAGCGGTGAGCGGCGTGTTCGTCTCGCTGACAAAGCCCATCGCCGCCACCGTGGCATCGTAGCGCGCCGTCGAGAGGTTCGGATTTTCCGCTTGCAGTTTCACCAGCGTATCGGCCTGGAAGCCGTCGAGGCGGCGGAAGTAGTACGTGTCGCCGTCGATCTCCAGCGGCTGCGGCATGTACCGCTGCTCGCTCTTCTGTTTCAAGCGCGCGATGGCGTTCAGGCCATTCGGGCTCGCGCCGTTCTCACTCATTGAAGACCCCTTCTGTGTGGTGACGAGCCGGGCATTGGGAGGGGTCTCACACTACCCGCCGCCCCGCTCGCCATCGTCTGGCACATCATCCACCGCAATCTGCACTCAACTACACAAGTGCTTCTGCGCGGAACGTGATGTCCTCGAAAAGTCCGCCCGTACATGTGCCGCCGACCATACCGGCGCCGGGGGCCGTGACGGGAAAGCCGCCGACGTTCGTATAGGCGATGCGCATACGATTGGATACCAGGTCCTCGAAGAGGGCGAAGACGAAGTAGTTCTGCCTCATTCTCTGGGCGGTCATGAGATCGACGATGTCGGACGAGGAGTAATAGTCGAACTGGAACGTGCCGCTCACCTTACCGGCGAACGAGGGCACGATCCGCTTGCCGTACTCATCGGCGGGGATCTGCGCGGCCGTCGAGCCTGCCTGCCAGTTGTTGACGTGGGAGAGCAGTGGGACGTCGGTGCCGCTGGCAGTCGAGATCCAGCCGCAGTCAATGGTGACCGTCGGCGTGCCCGTGAGCGCGGTATAGAACACGATCTCGCCCGTCCCCCAGTTGATGTAATAGTCCGTCTGCTTGGCAGCGACCGTGGCATTCTTGACGATCGTCGGTGAGCGCGGATCGAGGACGCTATGGGCGCGTGCGGTGATGCGGAAGCACTGGTTGGCCGGGTAGGTCGTCGGGCTGCCCGAGAGCGTGGTGATCGCCGAGCACGGCTCAGCGGGCGCCAGCGTGGTGGCGCCGCGCAACCAGGCAATCCCACCTCCGACGCCAGTGGTAGGCGGCTGATAGCTCATTGGTGTTCTCCTTTATGGTGTAACGAACGCTACTATGGTGTAACGAACGCTACGGCGTCTTGCCCAGCCGGGCGGACCGCTCTTCAGCGCGCATCTGTTCCAACAGGGCCGCCTGCTCGGGCGCGATGCCGATGCGCCGCGCCACTTCCTCCTGCGCCGCGATCTCTGCCTCGCTCATCGTCGATTCCTTTGGTTCCTTCTTCTCGGTGTCCTTCTCTGCCATCATGCTGCTCCTCTACAGGTGATATGCCTGAACGCGCACGGTGATCGCAACGTATCGGTAAATTGCTCCCTGGACGTTCTCGGTGTAGGGCCGGGTGTTCTCGCGCGTGACCGCGGTCAGGTGCCAGCCGGCAACCGTCCACGGCGTGTCGAGCAGCGCCGTCTGGATCGCCGCGCCGAGGTCCGACACGATCGTCATCGAGTATCCGGGCGCCGCCGGCCGATCAACGGCGGTGACCTGCCAGAGGTCATTGACTCCTGCATGCGAGTACCACCCTTGCGTCTGGTCGCTCACGACCGCGTAGACGAGATAGGGAAACGGGCCGCTCGACAGGTCGTCGTCCGGGTAGATGCGGGTGCCCACGGCCGCCGCGATCGTGGGGTTGGCGAGCAGCGCGGCGCGGAGACCAATGGCGATGTCGTGGATGTCGAGCGCCCTTGAGACGGCCATCATGGTCATTACGAGCCTCCAAGTGCCGCGGCAATCTCGCGGGCGAACTCGTCGGCATACTTCTCAGCGGCAGGGCGCAAATACGGTTGCGCGGGTCTGCCCCTCGTCCCGTATTCGATCAGGTGTGCGTAACTCAAGCCCTCGCCAGCGGTGATCTCGGCCACCAATCCATTGAGGTGCGTCACGATGGAATCTCTGAGCGCCCCTGTCCTGACCGGCACCAGCGTCTTCGCCTCTTCTTCGATCAGGCCGGCGTACTTCGCGACAATGGCCTCGATCTGCTCAAGGCGCGCGATGGTGGCATCGATCGGTGAGACGTTCGGCTGAATGCTGATCGAGACGCTCATCTACTCCTCCAACTTCACGGCCAGCTGGAGGCTGGTGGCATAGGTCTGCCCCAACGATGTCCCGACGATTTGCCAACGGTCGCCCTTGAACGTCACGGTGTCCTCCTCCGTGGCAACCGTGCTCACCGGCACCCAAAGGATGCCGTTGGCCTGCACCGTCAACCGCCACACCGCGAGGATCTCCGCCGCACCGCCAGCGTCAAGGAAGCGACACGGCACGGTGGTGACGACGACCTCACCAGGCTCGCCACTCCCATCAGGATTGATCGTGCCCGGTTCGGTGTGGACGATGTCGCACGTGTCAGCCATTGCCCGCTCATCGAGCACCCGGAAGCGGTCAACGCGGTCGGTGGGGACGTAGGGTGGAAAGGGGTTTGCCGTGTACTGTTCAGGTGCAGTCACATGCAAACCCCTTTCCAGATAACCACGGCGGCGCACTCCGTTTCCTTGATGCCAATGCGCTAAAGTGGTAGAATCGAGGGATGAATTAGCAATGCCCCTCCACCGCTGTGAACGGCGTTGGGGCGAACACCGGAAGGATACTCCGATGTCAGGCAAGCGTATCATTCCCCGTATCTGTGAACAATGCGGCGCACCGTTCATGGCCGCCCGTGACCAGGTGGAGAGCGGCCGCGGCCGCTTTTGCTCCAAATCATGCGCCGCTCGCTCTCACCATCGCAACGGGATGTCACTCGAAGAAGCATTCTGGTCTCATGTCACACGAACCGAAACGTGCTGGCTTTGGACACGCGGCTTGGGGACCAGCGGCTACGGCGCGTTCAGGGCACTTGGTCGAAACGTACCTGCGCATCGCTTCGCCTACGAACTGGTGACAGGCCCGGTTCCTGATGGCAAAATCGTCTGCCACACCTGCGACAACCCTCTCTGTTGCCGCAATGACGACGAGGGCTGGTATGAGATTGATGGCATCGCGCTTCCGAGGCGCGGCCATCTCTTCCTCGGCACCCAGAAAGACAACGCCGTGGACAGAACCAACAAGTGGCGACATCCGCATGGCGAATCTCACCCGAAGGCGAAACTCACTGACAACGACGTGGTCGCGATTCGCGAGGCGTTTACTGGCAAACGAGGCGAGCTAACGACGCTCGCAATGCACTATGGCGTTGATCGCTCCACCATCGAACGCATCGTCCACGGCAAGCGATGGCGGCACGTTTAGAAGAGACCAACCGGCTCCAGTAAACGGGCTTGTTCGAGACACTGTGCCACCATTTGGCTTTCTCTGGCGCTCACCGCACCGGGTACGGACGAGTCAACCCTGTTTGCCGCTTTTCTGCTTTTCACTCTCCAGCACTCCGCCGCCGCCGTGCGCACGTCGTACGGCCCGCCTGTCGGCACCGCGGCCGCCCAGGTGATCGTGCCGTCCGTCACGTACACCGCTGGATTGCGACTGGTCGCGGGCACCAGCCACACGGGCTCCGTGTCGCCCGAGATACCCGGCAGCACACCGGACGTGTACACCACGTCCGACCACGTATCCCAAAGTGACAGGCTGATCGGTCGGTACGCCCACCCGTTCGGCACCGTCGGCGTCACGAGCACATCCGGGTAGTACGTCGTCGCCGCCGTCCACGTGCGGAAGCCCATGGTACGGAGGATTACCGCGTCGATCTCCGCGTCCGTGAGCACGGGGTCAAGCGTCGGTTCGCACAAGGCGACAACGGCGTCGTGAACCTCGATGGGAACGCTCATGATCTGGCCCTACTT